CGGCGCCGGCGCCTTCGTGCAGGCCAGGGCGAACACCCGCGGCTATGACGTCAATCCGGCGGGCGTGCAGTGGCTGCGCGAGCGCGATCTCTATTGCGACCCCTACAGCGAGGCTGTGGCGGCCATCACGCTGTGGGACGTGCTCGAGCACATTCCCGACTTCGACCGCCTCCTGGCACGCGTGACGTCCCGCGTGTTCGTGTCCATGCCGGTGTTCGGTGGGCCGAAGGAGGTGCTGACGTCCAAGCACTTCAGACCGGACGAGCATTGCTGGTACTTCACCAGCTTCGGCTTCCTGGCCGTGATGCGCATGCTCGGCTGGGAGCTGCTCGAGCACAACGAAGAGGAAAGCAGGCTCGGCCGCGACGGCATCGCCTCATTCGCGTTCCAGCGGTTCGCCTGATGTCGATGCGCTCGGTCACCACCGTCATCACGAAGGCGACCAATCGCGACCTGACGACGCTTGCGACCGCAAAGGAGGAGCTCGGCATCACCGGCTCCAAATATGACAGCCGGCTGAAGCGCTGGATCAAGGAAGAGAGCGCCGCGGTCGAACGCTATTGCGGGCGGCGGCTGATCAAAGAGACGCTGCAGCAGGTCTTCACCGGCTACATCCATCAGACCGATCTGGTGCTGGTGCTGTGGCCAGTCACCGAGGTGATCTCGGTCACCTGGGATAGCACGGTGCTGACGCCCGACCAGTGGCTGCTCGATGGCGAGGCCGGTCTGCTGCGCCGGTTCGACCCAGACCAGGGCTGCTGGATCCCGTGGTTCGATTACCCCTACTACATGCACGGCTACGGCTACCCGTATCCGCACATGGTCACCGTGCAATACACCGGTGGCTACACGCTCGGCGACGATCTGCCGCCCGACATCGAGGCCGCAGTGCTGATGCAGCTGAACGTGCGGAAGTCGGCCGGCACGCGCGATCCAACGATCAGGACCGAGACCGTGCCGAACGTGCTGTCGACGACGTATTTCGGTGGCACGCCCGGCGAGAACGCAGCGATTGTGCCCGCGGCCGCGTCGCGTCTCGAGGCCTATCGCGAGCAACGGCTGTGAGGGCGTTCCGCCAGGACGAGCCTGTCGTCATCCACTGCGAGAACTGCGAGCCGGAAGCAGCGCGTGTGGTGTCGGTTGGGCCGCGCTGCCCCGAGTGCGGCAATCGCACCTATCGCGTGCAGACCGAAGCGATGCTCGTCGAGTGCTGCTCATCAATCCTGCGCCCCGTGAACTGAGAGGCTTCTGATGCTGCAATCGACAGAGGTCTATGCCCTCCAGGGCACGGACACGCTCGACTTTCAGATCACGGCACCCGGCACAATGACCGGCGAGTGGACGGCCGGACTCGAGGGTATGCAATCCGTCGCCGTCGAGCTCCGCTTTCTGTGGGGGTCCGGTGGCACCACGGTGAAGGCCCTGGTGCAGTCAGCGATGGGCCCCGATGGCCCGGCCTATGACATCGCCCAGGTCACGTTCGATGTCGTCGCACGCACCGTGATGTTCGAGCTGTATGCAGGCACCACGGATCTCGTCGATCCTGGTGTCGGCGGCATCGATGCCAGCGGCAATCCCGAGACCGATGGCCTGCTGTGCAATGTGCTCGGCGATCGACTGCGTCTGGTGGCGATCGTCACCGGCAGTTACCTCAACACGGTTCTGTCCGCGCGCGTGCTGCCGAAATGAACGCTGACGGCGTCATACGCGCGCTCACCACGCAAGGTGAGATCGTCACTGTCAAACGGCTGACCGGCACGCGCCAGGTCGCGTTCAGTGTCGACTGCCTCGCGTTCGTGGAGATCGGCGTCGAATCGGTCCTGGTGGGCTCGGTGCAGCAGACCGCTGACAAGATCACGCTGACCGATCGCGAGATGAACGAAAAGCAGTGGCCGAAGCCACCGCGCCAGGGCGACCAGATCGTGTTCAGCGACGGCACCACACGCACGATGCAGGGTCGCGCGGACGTAAGACGTGTCGCCGAGGATCTCGTCTACTTCATCAAGACGCTCGGCGGCTGATGCGATGTCGCCCGAAGTGTTCGACGACTGCATGCCCCGCATCCAGGCGGTGGCCACGCAGTTGGGCATCACGCTGGAGATGCCGAACGAAATTGCCGGGCCGCGACCGTCGCCACCGAAGACATGGGTCGATGTCGAGGTTGCTGCGCAGTCCGCCGGTCCGATGCAGATCGGCTACGACGCGTGGAACGAAGAAGGCCAGATCTTCATTCACGTAATGGTGCCGATCGGCACCGGCATGCGCGACGCCCTGGTGCAGCGCAAAGCGTTCTCCACCGCATTTCGCGGCATCAACGTCACCACACCTGACGGGCTCTCCTACAGCGACGATCAGTCGATGGATCCGCTCGGCCCTGGCGGAGACGACGGCGTGTACCGGCGCCTGACGCTGATCGTTCGCTACCTCTGGCAGGACCGCCTGACCGCACCCCCGCCCTACTGAGCGAAAGGAACGCAGCTGTGCCGCAATTCCACATCGTTGAAGAGATGCCGACCAACTCTGGGATCTTTGAAGAGACCACCCCAGCCGAGGTCATCGCCGACGACGTCGAGAAGGCCAAGCTGCGCTGCATCGATCTCAGCCAGGACGGCAATCGATACGGCGTCTGGGTCGAATCCCCCTGAGAGCAAGGAAACCGTCCATGGAAGAGTTTCATATCCTGGTTGAATCGGCCACGCCCGGTAGTTTCGTCGAGACCGGTGAGATCATCAGCAGCAACGCAACCGACGCCATGGATCGCTGCGTCGAACTCGCAGTGGACGGCAAGAAGTACGGCTTCTGGGTTTACGAGAGTGTCGTTGCCAAGAACCTGCTGCAGCCCGCAGGCGCGGACCCCAATGCACCGCCCCTGCCGACCGCCCCGCCGGTCAATGTCGATGTTCCATACGTCTCGCAAAACGGCGCGGTGCTGAGCTGCACGCTGGGCAACTGGGACGGCTCGCCCACGTCCTATCTCTATCTGTGGCAGCTCGACGGGACACCCGTTGGCACCGCGGACACCTATCCCGTGCAGCCGGCCGACGTTGGCAAAAGCGCGACCTGCACTGTCAGCGCCACCAACGATGCGGGCACGACCTCAGCGCCGGTGTCGAACGCCATCGTCGTCACCTGAGAGCAGCGACCGCGCGTCGCGCGCACTGAAATCTAAACACAGGAGAGAGCCATGCCCGCGACCGCCGGATATCAAGCTGGCGTCGAAGCCAACCAAACGCGAATCTCGTACGCCGTCGAAGCAACCTGGGGTGTCGCCCCGGCCGTCGCCTTCAAAGCGATCCGGTATATGAGCGACACGTTGGCGGAGACGAAAACCCGCCAGCGACCGAGTGAAATCAACATCACGAGGGAAGCCACGCAAGCGGTCACCACGCAGCAGACCGCAGGCGGCACGATCAACTATGCGCTGTCCTATCAGACCTTCGATGACTTCTTCTCGGTGGTGCTGCAGCGCGACTGGCAGGCGTTCCAGACCATCAACGGCATCGCCGGCGACATCACGCTCACCAACACGGGTGGCGTGGTCGTGCTGTCGTCGACGCTCGCCACCAAGTTCGCGACCCTGGCGCAGGGAACGTGGATCAAACTCTATGGATTTACCAACACGCTCAACAACGGCTGGTGGTTCATCAAACTCCACACCGACGACTCGCATCTCACGCTCGAGGGCACCAACCGGGCCGCGGTGATCACCGAAACACCAGCTGGTACCGCGGCGCATGTGCGCGGCTCGACGATCAGCAACGGCACCACGTTCAAGTCGCTGTTCATGCAGCAGATGCTGTCGTCGACAATGTTCCTCGTCTATCCGGGCACCTACATCTCGCGCATGACGATCTCCGGTGGGATCGGCAACTTCTTCACCGGCGCGATCGATATCATCGCCAAAGATGAGGATGGGATCACGGTCGACAGTTCGACCGGCGCCGTCATCGCCGCGCCTACCACCATCGTCCTGGACCCGGTCAATGGGTTCGTCGGCGCATTCTGGAACGGTGCGCCAATGGTGGGCACGCTCGACCAGATGGCGATCACGCTGGAGAACACCGCAGCAGCGCCCGAATACGGTCTCGGCAATCAGCTCTCGGTCGGCATCCTCAGCGGAACATTCAGCGCGAACGGCACGTTCCGGATGTACTTCAACGACTTCACCAACTATAACATGATGCAGGCCGAGCAGACTGGCACCCTCTCCTTCATTCTGAAGGGCTCTACTGGAAACTCCTACGCCTTCACCTTCGTCAATGCTTTCATGATGGTGAAGATGAATGCGGGCGGGCCAGGGCAAGCGGTCTATGCCGACATCACGGTCGAAGGGAACCCCGGCCCGAACGGCGGCACGTTCATCATCGACCGCTTGGCCAATACCTAAAAGCGAGGAGACGCAGCAATGCCCGCGACTGCAGGATATCAGGCTGGCGTTGAGGCCAACCAAACGCAACTCTCGTATGGCAATGAGGTTACCTGGGGTGCGCGGCCACTCGTGCAGTTCCAGGCGATCCGCTACACGGGCGACACGTTGGCGCTCACCAAGACGAGGCAGCGGCCGAGCGAGATCAACATCAGCCGAGAGGTGTCGGGCGCCGTTACCACGCAGCAGACCGCAGGCGGCACGATCAACTATGCGCTGAGCTATGGCACCTACGACGACTTCTTCGCCTCGCTCTGCCAGGACGACTGGTCGCCGCCGCTGAACATCGCCAGCATCGGCACCGACATCACCATGACGTCGACCGGCAACACGATTCAATCGCTGTCGTCCACCTTGACGACCAAGTTCACCAACGTTTCGGTCGGTCAGTATATACGGGTGTCCGGTTTCACGACGATCACGCAATACAATACTTGGTGGCGGGTGCTGACGAAGACGGATAACTCGCACATCACCGTCACCGGCAATGCGGTCCTCGTCGCGACCGAAACCTCGGCTGGGGCCAACGTCCTGATCACCGGCTCGTCGCTCAACAACGCCACGACCTTCAAAAGCCTGTTCATCCAGCAGAAGTTTTCCTCGACCCGGTTCCTCCGCTATGGCGGCGCCTACGTGACACGCATCACGCTTGCCGGCGCCGTTGGAAACTTCTTCTCGGGTGCCATCGACGTCGTTGCGCAGACGGAAATCGCCGCCGCGGTCGAAGCCTCAACCGGTGCCACGCTGCCAGCGCCGTCAGGCACGGTGTTCGATCCCGTCGCCGGCTTCATCAGGATGAACTACAACGTCGGCACCGTCGCCGGGCTCATCGATCAGCTGTCGCTGACGCTGGAGAACACTGGTGCCGCGCCCGAGTTCAGCATGGGCGGCAGCGCCGGCGCCGACGGCATGCTTGGCGGCACGTTCACCGGCTCGGGTGCGTTCCGCCTCTATTGCAAGGATTTCACGCTCTACAACCAGTTCCAGTCGGAGCTGTCCGCCGACCTGCAGATCTATCTGCAGGACGCGCAAAAGAACTCCTACGTCATCTCGTTCCAGCAGGTGTCGCTGTTCTGCAAGATCAACGCCACCGGCCCCGGCACGGCCGTCATGGTCGACGTGACATTTGAGGCCAACCCGGATCCCACGAACAACGGCACGTTCCAGATGGACCGCCACCCGCCACCGAACTGAGCAATTCAGAGATCGGCGTCTGATCGGACGCTGATGGCGCGCGCGAGGTTTCCTCCCCCGTGCGTCGGCGCGTGACCGTTGCCGTCCGGGCTGTGGTCACGCGCCACCCTTCCAACCGGACAGGAAGACACAGCAACAATGGCAAACTTGAAAGAGTTCCAATCGGACATCCGTGCGATCAATGATGGCATATGGGTGCGCGTCAACGAAGCCTACGGCGATCTCGAGATCCAGGTGAGAGGCTTCACCGATCAGTTCCATGATGCACGCACCGCCCGCCAGATAGCTGCAGCGGAAGGCTATGGCGGCGACGAAAAGCGGATACCCAACGACGTCCAGCGACGCATCAACGCATCGCTGATGCAAGACTTCCTCATCATCGGCGTGCGCAACCTCGACAATGGCGACGGTCAACCGGTGACGATCGAGCAGTTCCACGAGCTGCTGTTCCAACCCGACTACGGTCGCCTGTCGCGCATGGTGTGGGACGCTGCAGGCCGCGTCTCCGCACGCTCGATGGCGCAGGTCGAGGCCGCAGCAAAAAACTCACCGACGGACTCCGCCTCGAGTTGAACTACGGCAACCTCCGATCGCGTCTCATGGCGCGTCGGAAGCAGCAGATCGCTGCGGGCGAGCGCCCCGATATGTCCGAGACGGACATGCCGCCGGCGCCGTGGATCGAACCCGAGTTCCTGTGGATCTGGCGCGCTTGGCATCGGCTGCACCCTGATCGTCCGCAGTATGGCGGCGGCATGGGCCCGACGGTGCCGGGCGACATCCCATGGACTGTCGTGCGCCAGTGGGCGGAATTCCATGATCTGACACGCGGAGAATTCGACATGCTCGACCGCGTGCTTCAGCGCATGGATGGCGAATATCGGGAGTGGTGGATCTCACGCCACCCGCCTGAGTCGACGGCGCCGCGACGGCGGGAGATCCGCTGATGCGGTCGGTGATCGGCGCAGACCTCGGAGCGAATCTACGCACTGTCGTCCGCAAGATGCTCGACAAGCAGGTGCAGTCACCCGATGCGCGTGCGCGCGTTAAGAAGCATCTGCAGCTGCGCATCGAGGAGATGGAGCAGAGCGGCGTCACGCCGGTGTTCCGGCAATTCGTCAACGGCGTCGAGACCAACGACCTCTCGAAAATCACCTTCCGCGGTAGCACCATCGAGCTGAAGTTCGATCGGCTCGATGGTGTCGCGCGGGCGATCCTGGCGTATGCCAAGGAGATCAGCCCGAACCCCGGTGGCCCGTACTCCCAGGCGTGGTTCTTGGCAGTGAACGGTGTGCCGGTCACCGACCTCTCCCAACACATCCCCCACGACGCGACGGTCATCCTGACCAACTTCGCGCCGTTCGCCCGTCGCCTCGAGGAACGAGGGCGCACCGGGCGCAGCGGCAGGCTGTCAGGATACGCGCGTCCGGAGCTCGTGGTGACCGAGCGCACCCGGCTTTGGGCCCGCAAGCAGTTCCCCAGCGTCAACATCGATCGGCTGTTCGTCGCCATCCCAGGCGGCGGCGGCACCGCGCGCGGCTGGCAGGTGCCGTACGTCCTGAAGACCGGGCCACACCGCGGTGAGCCGATCCTCTACCCCGCCATCCGGCTGACGGAACGCTGAGATGGCCAACGAAGAACAACTCCGCGACGACTACACGCTCAACCTCCAGGCCGAGGACAACACGAGCGCGCCGGTCGATAAGGCGGCCGCGTCGCTCGATGGTTACGTCAAATCGGCTGAGAGCGCGGCTGCGGCGGTCACTGGGCTGGGTGGCACGGTCAAGACGGCCGCTGACCAGATCACTGCGGCCGGCGCCGCCTGGGACCGCGTAGCGCGGCGCAATGACGATGTCACCGCCGCTGCCTACCGGCTGAAGAGCGCGCAGGAGGAGCTCACCCGCGTCCAGGCCCTGGCCGCCAGGGCGCTGGAGGCAGGCGGCGCCGACCAGGACGTCGTCAACCGTGTACTGGCGCAGCAGACCGAGAAGGTGCGGCAGCTGACTGCTGCGCTGATCGAGGTGCGCGCTGCGACCGAAGGTGCCGCCGAGGCGGCGGCGCTGTGGGAGACCAGGATCGAGCAGGGCGACGAGCTCCTCACCGGGCTGTCGGCGTCCGCAGCTGCTACCGCGGCCGCTTTCACCAAGGGATCCGCCGAGGCCGCCGTCTATGGCCAGTCGCTCGCCTCGCTGCGCGCGCAATTCGACAGCGTGTTCAAGGTCTCCCAGGCCTACGAAGCGGAGCTGGCGACGCTCAACAAGGCGTTCGCCACCGGCGCGATCGAGGGGCCGGTGGCGCAGGCCAGGGCGTTGGATGATCTGAACGCGAAGTACGCCAGGATCACCGGCACTGCCGACGCGCTGCTGGCGAAAAAACAGGCTGAGACCGATGCATCGGCCAAGCTGGTTGCGCAATACGCCGCTGAGCGCGCCTCGTTCGACAGCATCTATGCGGCATCGAAGCAATACGAGGAGCAGTTCAACAAACTGACCGCGGCGCTGGAGGCGGGCCGCATCAACCAGGCGCAGTTCGACGTCTATCTCGACAAAGCCAACGCGACGATGGCAACCGCCTCGCGCACGGCACAGGCCTACAGCCAGTCGCACGGGCAGGCCGCATTCGCGACAAGGCAGCTCGGCGTGCAGACCGTGCAATTTTTCTCCTCGCTCGAGTCCGGCATCCCGTTCATGACGGCCCTCGTCGAGCAGGGTCACCAGCTCGTCGACGTGGCCCTGGCGACCGGCACCGGCTTCGAAGTGATCACGAACGCGATGAAGACGGCGTTCGGCGCAATCGCCTCGCCGCTCGGCGCAGCGATCACCAGCGTCACCATTCTCACAGCCGGCCTCGTGGCCATGGCGTTCGCCACCGAGGGCGGCCAGAAGAATTTGCTGAGCCTGCAGCAGACGCTGCGCGCGACCAGGGACGATTACGCCAGCTTGGCGGGCGAAGTGAACGCCGCTGCGAAGAACGTCGCGGCCAGCAGCACAATCTCCAGGCCGGATGCGCGTGCGGCAGGGGCAACGATCGCCGGGACATTCAACTTCGAAGGCACACAGAAGGACATCGAGAGCCTCATCAAACTGTCGGGCGATCTGGCGGTTGTCTGGGGCACAACGGTTCCGGATGCCGCGAAGTTCCTGTCGAAGGCGATGGAAGATCCGGCCAAGGCCGCGCAGGAGCTCGCCGAAAAACACTTCCCCGGAATGAACGCCGCACTCGTGCGCAACATCGAGCGCATGCAGGACTCCGGCCACGCCGCCGACGCCTACGCGCAAGTGCTCCGCGTGCTCGAGGGCGTGAACGGCGCTGCGGTTGATTCGATGACGCCGCTGCAAGCGGCATTGCATCGACTGGGCGAAGAGTTCTCCAGCACGAAGAATGCTGCCGACAGCGCCGTTGCGCCGGTGCAGGGCGGTCTTTCGCGGATCGCCACCAACACGCTGAACGCGGTGAGCAACGCGATCGACGCGCTGAAGGGGCCCGACCGCCCGGTCAATTCCATGCCGATGACGCCGTTTCAGATGTACGGCGGTACCCAGGCACAGGTGCAAGGTCCGGACTTCGGGCCCGACAGCTTCGGCGCGGGAGGCGGTGGCGCCGACCCAGGCAACCGCAACCTGCTGGCACAACAAGCTGCAGAGGCAGCGAAGGCCGTCGACGACTTCAATCGGGTGATGCAGAGGGCGAATGCCACGGTCAAAGACTCGCCGTTTGGCAAGCTCCAGGATGCCACCGACACCGCCAAGGCGCTCAGCGATGCGCTGGCGACGCTTGGTGATCGCACCGACGACAATGCCGCCAAGTTCGACACCCTGACGACGGCGCTCCAGATCACCCAGAAGTCCCTCGAGGAGGCGGAGAAGGCCGTCGCCCTGTATGGCGAAACGGCGACCGACAAGGCGGTCAAAGCAACCGAGGCGCAGGCGCAGGGGCAGCGGGACATCGCCGCCGCTTATGCTGACGGCACTGATGCCGTCATCCAGGCCACGGCGTATGCGAAGGCCTACGAGGCCGCGCTGTCCGAAGGCCTGATCCCCGGCACTGACAAGTTCACCGACGCCGTCATCCGGCTGACGGTGGCGAACGTCGACAATGCGCGCGCGGTCGGCGCGGTCAAGGCGGCTGAGGACTCGCGCAACATCGATGACCAGATCGAGCTCATCAAAGCCGAGACCGAGGCGATCCTCAACAACACCGCTGCGAACCGGGCGAACGTCCAGAGCATCAAAGACAAGCAGGCGGTCGATAAGCTGGGTGAAGCGGGTGCGTCACCCGACCTGCAAGCTCATGCACTGGCACAGAGGATCTCGCTCGATGCGGCCACTGCTGACAAGCAGTTGGCCACCTCGGCGGCGTCATTGGCCGATAAATACAAGCCCGCGGAGGTTGCGCAGCTCAACGAGAAGATCGGCGAATTCGCTGCCAAGCTGCGCGAGCTGGGGCCGCGCACTGAGGAAAACGCTGCGACCGTCGACAAGTATTCGAATGCGATCAAAGGCGCCGAGGCCGAGATCACCCGGCTGAACAAGACGCACGAGGTGCATCGCGCCGAGCTCGACAAGCAGCAGGACAAGGTGCTCGCGCAGATCGATGCGACGGACAAGCTGACCAAGGCCTACGGCGAGGGCGGCGAGGCCGTGACGTTGGTCACCGCGCAGCTGCAGGCGCAGGAGAAGGCGATCTCCGACAACCTCAAGCCGGGCACTGATAAATACAGAGCGGCAGTCGCGCTCCTGACAGATGAGTTCCTGCGCCTGGGCCAGTCGCAGGCAAATTTGAAGGCTGTGCAGGAAAGTAACGACATCAACCAGCAGATCAAGCTGGTGCAGGCTGAGACCGGCGCGCTGCTCGAAAACGGCGATGCGCGCACGCTGATGCTGCAGCACATGAAGGACGAGTACGACGTCCGCAAGAACAACCTCGGGCTATCGAAGCCGGCACAGGACGCACTGATCGCACAGAAGGATGCACTGGCTCAGCTCACGCTGGAGATGAACAACCAGAAGCAGACGGTCAGCTACCTGTCGCAGCAGTTCAGCAGCGCGTTCGATGCCATCGGCACTGCCATTACACAAACGTTCGTGCAAGGCGGAGGCGCCGCCGTCAAATGGGGCAACGTGATGCAGGGCGTGTTGACGCAAGTCCTGCAGGCCTTCGGCCACCTTGCGATCCTCAACCCACTGATGAATGCACTGACGGGCGGCACCGCACCGACACTCAGCTCGGTGTTCTCTCTGCTCAGCGGCGGCGGCACCAGCAGCGGTGCTGGCGGCGCGTTGTCGCTGGTGAGCGCAGGTGGCGGCCTGTTGCGTCTGGTCAGCAGCGGCGGCGGCGGTGAGGCCGCCTCTGGCGTCCCGGGCTTCGGCGGCGGTCTGAATCTCATCGGCACCCAGGCGACGGGCGTTGGAAGCATCCTGGCCGGCGGCGGCGCGTTTGGCGCGCTGGGGTCGCTCTATGCATCCGGTGTGGGCCAGGGAAGGACGAC